TCCATGAGGACGTGGGTGGCGTGACCATTCGGAACCCGCCATCTTTCTATTGACATTACCAATTTAGAGACTAAATTCTCTAAGAGTCTTCAGCGTCACTATCTGCTAGGAGCCAAGACCAAAAGGGACGTGGACCCTTGGTCTTTTTTGGGGGTTCCTCTACCGACGGAGGTTTCTCAGTTTGTGGTCCCGACGGGGTGGTCTCCTTCGGAGACTCCTGCTCCTGCTCAAGCTTTTCAATTTCATAACACAATTTGCGAAGGGACATATCCTGAGCAAGTTGTTTAGGGTCTTCACCCTGACCACGCATAGTGGCGAGGATGGTGGCGAACTCGATTTTGGATCGGGTCATCCTATAGTAAGTGCGTAGCACTTATTTGGTCGCGCGTAGCGCGGCCAGTTAAGAGGTTCTCGAAGGTTCCGATGCGCGGCAGCCTACAGTTCCTTCGGAACTGGCGTCTAGACCCTCAGATTAAAAGGAATTTTAGGGTTAATCAAGGCTTGTTGGAATTCAGGGTTCCCCAAGACGTGCTGACGTATCATCGGCCAGAGGTTTGGCAATTTTGAAATAGAATCGAGGTTCTCAAATCTACAGTCGTCATTCTCGTCATAATTTTTACGGAAGGGGACGGAATTGTCATCCATCTTTGACTTTTCTTCTGTGAAGCGCTTGACGATGTGCCTTTGTTCAATAGGGGTCATTTGCATGTTAAATACATAGACGTGATAATGGTTCAGAACATCTACTCCATCTTCCACGTCCCTTGGTTCTGGTGTGTCGGTCGAAAACTTGAAGTAGGCGTAGGAGCCGCGCTTCAGGTTTATGATCCCTCGTGTTTCTTCTTCGAGTTCACGAACCGCACAGCGAAGTGGGTTGTAAATCTCGCGTCGGCGACACCCGCCTGTGACAAAAGTCCATTCACGGTATCTTCTGTCGTGCACGATGAGAAAGTGGGGAACTTCATTGATCGTGCTGACGGGTATTGCGATTGCTTTGTGCCTCTCGCGAGGGCCTCGGGGACTTGACATCACCCTCTGATATTTCCAAATCAAAAAAGTCACGGAGATTTCCCGTGCGTGGGCTGTATGTAATCAAAAACAAGAGCCCTGCGAGCAAAACCCAGTGCCAGAGTTGCATCGAGACCAATGTGTAACATTGTGATATTAATTTTTTAATAAAATGACCTGGTGTGCTTACTGTATGCAGAAAAAAATCTAGTTAGCGTACATCACACTCGCGAGACCGTTCTGGATGCGCAACACGTTGTAGCCCACGGCGTAAATAAACGTGCTCTTGATCAGGTCACCGATGGTGATGGTGGGGGGCACGACGATGCGGTACGTGTCCAGGCGGGAGAAGTTCAGGGTGCCGGTGGGCTGGAGCTTGGAGGTGTCCAGGCAGTAGCTGATCATGCCGACGTTGGCGGTACCGCAGTTGATGCCGTTGGGCAGGTAGCCGAAGGGCGTGTTGTAGTACTGGGGCAGATCAACAAAGGCGGGCAGGTGGCGGAACTCGCCAACGTCCGTGCCGTTCACCTGGGTCTTGAGCATGTAGTCCTTGACGGCTACGGAGCTGGCACCCTTGGTTCCGTAAGCGATGCCATAGTTGGCGGACGTGAACGCCAGGAACTTGACAGGCTGAGCCAGAGCCAGCTCCTGCATCGTCTGGGAGCCCAGAACGATCGTGCGCTGAACCTGGGTAATCAGCAGATCCTGGGGCGTGTTGGCGAAGTAGTCGCGCTCGGCCTGGTCGAGGTAGGTGAAGTTGCACCAAGCAATGTACTGCAGGGTATTGTAGTTGGCGGAGCCGGTGGCGGCGTTGAAATCGGTCGCGGCCGCCAGGTTGGTCGACCAGGTGATGCGCAGCTCCACGTCGTGGAACTGCAGAGCCACCAGGGGCAGGGACACAGACCAATCCTTGTTGAAGAAGAACTTGAGGGGGTAAAAGCCGGAGATGGCGTTATTCGAGTGCACTCCGTTGCCGGTATTACCGATCAGCAGACGCTGGCTGAAGTTCTGGGCACCGGTCACGGGCTCAATCTGGGTGGAATACACAACGTCCTGGGTATCGATGACCTGACCGCCGATCATGAACTCGATCTTGTCGATGACGTTAGACCAGTTGACGATGGGCACGACGGAGCCGTTACCGTCACGAGCCGTCAGGTACACGTAGTTGATCAGATCACCCTTCTTCTCGAAACGGATGGTGGAGATGCCGCCGGCGATGGGGGCGCCCTGAATCACCTGACGCTCCACCGAGTTGGCGTAGTGGGTATAACGCCGGTAGTTGGAGCGGAAAAAGGAAACCTCGGGCTTGCCCGTCAGCCATGCGTCCTGAGCACCAGTTGCGACAAGTTGAACGATACCACCGCTCATTTTACAATTGGTCTAGATTATTTTAAACGGCTGATAGAGGCGGGAGGGCGATTGGATTTTTCTCGAGCTGCTGGATGGCCACATCGAGGCACTTGGACGAGGCCAGAGGGTTGAGCTTGTCCTTCTTTTCCACGAATCTGTAAAATTCGGGGCCCAGATAGTTCTGGAACCGAGAACCGTTCATGTGGGAGACGGGAACCGGCTTGGACTCTGGGCGGAGATTGGTCATCGCGCCCACCTGATTGACCGGGTCGTTACGGACATTCATATTCTGACCATTCCCTGCACGATCCGGTTTGGAGCGATTGTCGCTGCTGCGCGTCAGAGCCTTGTCGGTATAGGCGCCACACCCACCCTCGGCGTATGGCTGAGCCACGTTATACTGAGCGGGACCCATGGAGAGCGTGTCGTTACGGCTGGTCTGTTCATCGCGAATGGTGCTACGAGCCGTCTTGAGGTGCTCTGGACGACCCTCTGCACCGGTGACGGCGCCGCCCTGCCCCTGTCCGCGGCTCTGAGCAGGCTTGCGGTACCACGCTTTGGTCTCCTTGGCCTGGTGCGTCACCTCACCGATTCCACCGGCGCCACCGCTCTTGATAAAGGAATCGGCCGGACCCGTGCGACCCTCGAGAGTCGTGAGCCGCTCCTCATTTATGTTATTGGGCAACACACGGAAGTACTGGTGGAAACCGCCCGCCGCGTCCACGTTCGAGCCGACGCCCAGACCTGGGCCGATGCGGCGGCGCTCAATTGGCTGAAGGTTGTTCATTTTATTCGTCACATACTGGCGATTGTATAGGTCATAGACGGGCTGACCGAAAGGGAAACGGTTGGCGTCTGGAGAAACATCCTGGAGATTCGGGACGGCCTCCTTTGGTTGGAGACGCCAATCACCGATGCGACGACCGAGATTCGGTGTCATGATGCGCAGGTCAAAAGCATCCTTGGAGTGATCGCGAGCATTTGCTGCGAGATCTATATCACGACGGGTAATTGGTCGAGTGGTTGGCAGTGGTTTGCGTCCTTGGGGCTCTTCCTGGCCATCCGAGAGACGCTTACCGGCAAACACAAGACCGACAACGGCGGCCAGCGCGAGGGGATCCATCGCTAGTTATGAGTATGTACTATTTTTTTTACTTCTTTACGTGATAACGCTGAACGAAACGATTATTCTGATCATCTGCATACGTGCTGATGGGATCCCACGTCATGACGCGCTGTGGGATATTCACGTAGGTGTTGGGGAAATCATAAGCCTGCTCCGACCACCCCTTCTTCCACGCCGTGGTCGTCTGCTCACGGAGAGCAGAGCTGGTGTCGGCCAGATCCTCGAGCACCACGGTCGCAGGTCCCATATGCACGTTGGGCTGGAGAATAATAGGAGCCGCATCAAGACGTGGCATTCTTAATTTTAGTTGCGAAAAAAACCAAGCTTACCGACCATTACCACCACGCATCTGCGTACGCTCTGGGAAATGGAACTGGAAATTGTCGGGATCGCACGCCCGGCCTCCCTGATCCTTGCACATTGGAGCAAACTGCTTGCCATAGGCGGCGGTCGCAAAAGCGTTCTGATCATTTGGAATGGTGCTGGATGCGGTGGTGTAAAAATTGCGCTCGGCGTCGCGAACACGCTCGAATGGGTGGATGACGCTCCACGCCGCCTGGACGTCACCGCGAACACTGGGATACCAAGCCGCTGGTGGGCGGTCTGGATTCTCTGTGTACTCGCTCAACAACACGTTGCCCATGGGGTTGGTGACGGTCGGGAGCGTCACCTCGTCGCGCAAAAGGCTCGGAGAACGACCATCACCGTATGCCGGGCGAAGGATGCCGTCTGAAATGAGATTCGACGTCCACATGTAATAAAGAACACCGAACGCCAGTGCACCGAGTGCGAAAATGCGGGGATCACGGTTAATCAAGTAAACTACGATTGTTGCGTAAATAATGAAACGTGTTGTCGCCATTACGCGCTGCTTTGCCGACTGCTTTGCGGTAGGCCAAAAATCCATAAGCTCACTGGTCTTGAAAATATCCTTCACGTCCATCTGTTGTTTACTGAGAAATCTTTTTCGTGGGCTTGCGTTTTCCCTTTGGCGTCTGACGAGGGGCTGGAGCGCCGCCACCCAGCATCGCCGCCAATGGATTGGCACCGCCGCCACCAAGCATCTGAGAAAGCATGCTGTTCATACCAGCCATGAGAGAAGCCTCGTCAACCTGACCATCGGGCTTCTTCTTCATGTTTTTCGCACAGTTCTCTGCGGCCGCCTCGATCATACTCAGGGTCTCTGGCGGGAACATGTTGATGGTAGTGCCGAGCATGTACAAAGTCTGAAAGTACTGCCAAATAGCCGCCTTGGTGTTCTCGGTGCACTCCTCGGTCTTCCAAATCTCGTGCAAATTCAGACTGGCCGCCACCGTATTGGTATCGCAAAAGAACGCAGCGTCCTTGGCCATCATCTGATTCGTCCACGGGGAAATGTCTTTCATAAATTTATCAAAAGATTCGCGATTCGCTGGGGCGGCCTGTGCCTCCTTGATTTTAGGCTCATCGGGGAAGGTCTGCGCGAGTTCACCGAGGAACTGACCCCACATCTCATTGAAAGCAGAGAGGGTGGTCATTTACATTTAATTACATCGTTTTCCTTAAGTTAGAATGGTTCTTTCATAAGCGGCTCGTGGGATCCCTGCCCCTGGCTGATAATAAAGTAAACCAAAAGACCGACCAGGAAAGCATTCTTGAAATAATCAGAGTTTTTCAATTTGCCCTCGTTATTCATTTTGGCCTTGACAAACACGTAGGCCATGACGGCCGCTGCCGCGATGACGGCCGCGCTAAATGGCTCTCTGAAGTAATGCTCCATCTTACCAGTTTACAACATCTTATTTAATAGATTTACGCGCCAATCTTCTGAATCTTCACGGGAGCATCATCAAAGAGCGTCTGTTCTGGGAGAGCCGGGGTGCCTCCAGTCTCGGCTCCAGGCACGTTTGGAGGCGTGAGACCGTCGGTCGTTGTGACCATATTGTCCACGCCCCCTGGAGTCTTGCCAATCTCCATCCCGGAGCCGCCGCCGCCACTCGTTCCCGCGGCGTCGTCCGCGGTTGGCATTGCGTCCATTTCATCCTGAATATCGGGAACGTCCTCCTCCTGCTCGGGATCATCGTCATCGTGATTCATGTCCAGATCCCCGCCGGCTGCGGGCAAGGGTAGGTACGTGTTCAGAATCTCGGCCGTCGGAACGAGATCCTCTATGACGAGGCAGATGTGCTTGTGGAACCGTTTGTTGAGATCCTCATCGCGCTCCGCCTCGGTGTTGGGCTCGCTGATGATGTAAGGGCTCTCATACAGATCCTTTGCACACGCCTCGTAGCACCGCTGGACGAACACGTCGTTGGCGGGGAGCTTGATGCTTATCTTTTTCGACTTTTTGTCGGTTCGGATGGCGCTCAGAATTTTAACATGAATTACAAAAACGGCGGCCAGCAGGTTGGGGAAGAGAGGTTGATTCTTTATTATCGCCTCTGTATTTTTGAGTGAAATTGAGGAGTTCCACGTCTTGACGCCTCGCAGAAGCTCCTGGAAGACCCGCATCGTGTTCTTGCCCTGGGACTCTTTCTTGGCCTCGAGCCAAATCTCCCAAAAGGCTTCGATCATCACGGGGATCATCGCATCGCAAAGTTTTTTAGTGAAACGGCGCTCGGACTCGTTGAGGATATCCATTCTTAGTAAAGCTGAAGGTCTTATTTCCTAGGGCCTCAACGCGGGCCTCAACCGCTGGACACGAGAAAGGCGGGGAAAAACTTATTGGGTATTATTAAAATGTCTTCTTTTCCTCTGTTCCGTCTCCAGTCCCAGGCCACGCTGCCGAACGTGACCGCCAAGGACTTGCGTAACTATTTTCGCCTGGTCAACAGGACGACTCCCGAGGCGAATGCGTTCAGACGGCGTATGGGCCGGGTCTTGGGCTTCCCGGCGAACGTGACTCCTACGTGGAACGCGATAAGGCTACAGGCTGGTTTCGCGCCTTTTCAGAGTAACTACAACACTTTCACAGCGCGACTTTTAGGAACTGGTGGGCGGGGTCATCGGAACGCACGTGGTGCGACTCGGTGGCCCGGTGGGAATCCGTACACTTATTTCAGTGGACCCGTGGTTCAGCGGCGTCACAACGCGAGCCCATACGCAAGTATATTCAGGGCTGCCCCACAACTCCGCACACGCGCGGGAATGATCGCATTGGGCCTGTCGCTGCCACCCCATAACGCATCCGGTCCTCAGGGTCGCATCCCATTGAACAGAAACATGGCCAAGAAGATCGCCGAACTCGTCCGGATGCTTGAACTCGAAAACCTCCGGCGCTCACCGCGCACCCCAGCCCCGAGGACGCTTCGGGCCCTGCCGGCAGCTCCTGCGCGCACAACGCCGTCCCCTCCTCGGAGACGGAGCGCGAGAACTCGGTCGGCGTCGGTGAAGAAGTGACGGATTAATTTTACTTTTTAATTACTCTCAGCTTCTGCGCCGTCTTTTGGAGGTTCACGAGACTAGGTAAGAAAGTAATAGGGTCGGACGTCTCATCCTCTTCATCCTGTTCAGGGCGTGTGTTTCTCCACGTCACCTTGAGGTCGAGAGGCCCGATGAGTTCGACTTTGTAGCCGAGACGCCCCAACTGTCTGGACATGTACACGACAGTGGTCGCCAAGTCATACTTTGGATATCCTACCAAGAATGATGGGACGGTCAGAAGCGCCTCCCTTTTACCGAGTTCTACAGAATGTTTAATTCTCCTACAAAATTGTTCGAGCAAAGCCTTGTAGTATTCCTTTTTTGCCGCCCCTCTCTTCTTTTCGGCGGCCAGCATGTCTTTGGCTGAAGCAATTTCCATCTATAATTCACTTCTAATAAGATGGTGACGGCCCTGGCGCGGGCGCCCCGCTCGCCAGCTCACGGGGTGTGCCGATCAGGCCGCCGGGTGTCCCCTTGTTAGCCTTGAGAGCGTCTCTCAGCTGCTGATCCAGATTCGCCTCTATCATTTCATAGGGCTGGTACTTGTCGGGCTTGTAGCCTGGGTTAGCCGAGTCGCCGGTGACGGCCGTCTCTGACTGACTCAGAATCTGAACGGAACCATCCGCACCGACGCTCGCCTTGACGTCATACTGGGTACCGAAATAACCATCGGTGTTGAAGAACATGAAACGAGCGTCATACACGTTACCACCACGGTTCTTTATGTAGAGAGTCTCCAGGGGGTAAATCGATGGAAGACGCTTCTGAACCTGTTCGAGGATGACCTGTGTCACGTCAGGAGACACGGGGGCGTCACTTTCACCGGCAGGTGAGGGACTCATATCGGCGGTGTAACCAGCCCCCTGACGGCCATTCCATATTAGAAAAAGAATTAACGCGGCCAGTAACAGTAAGATCAAGTCCTTCATTACCATTTGCTGCGAAAAAAGATTGATTGAAAAAACTTTGTAAATTTAAATGGCCTTACTGGTCTACTCTGATAAATGCAAATGGTCTCAAGATATCCTGTTGTACATCAAGACACAGCCGGCTCTCCTTGAGATTGTTCGATTTTGGAACATAAATGATCAGGGTATACCGTCCAAGAAAATCACGCGCGTCCCGACCCTCGTCACAAACGACGGTAAAATGCTGGTCGGCAAAGAGGTTCAATCGTGGCTCGAATCGATGGTGCCATGTGATTTTGAGTCGTGGGAATCGGGTGCCGGTTCCAATCTTGACGGTACAGACAATCCAGATATGTTCGAGATTGAACGTTACGGGGAATCCTTGCAGCCCCGCCTGACGCCTGAACTCGAGGCGAGGATAGGTGGCGACGTCCAGGACGCTTACCAAAAAGTGGGACAGCGCTAACTTAGAGAATTGTAAACCTTTGAACCTAAGAATGCATCTGAAGACGATTCAGGCTTCGGCACTGAAGTCGGTCTTCGAGGTGCTCAAAGATATCATCAACGATGTAAATGTTTATTTCACTCCAAGTGGAATCAACATTTTAACACTGGATACGGCACGGGTTACACTGGTGCACATGAATTTGTCGGCCGATAACTTTGAGGAGTATGAGTGCCCAACGGACATCGTGGCCGGACTCAACATGGCCAACGTCTATAAACTGCTCAAGAGCGTATCAGGTCAGGATACGCTCGATATCAGTATCATTGGGCGTGACTATATGGATCTTTTGATCGAGAACCCAGTCAAGAAATCCTCTACTAAATTCCGTTTGAAATTGCTAGACATTAACGAGGATATCATCGAGTTCCCAGACATTCACATGAATGTCGTGACGACCCTACCCTCCGTGGACTTTCAGAGAATCACACGCGACATGGGTAACCTAGCGGTAGAGATGGACATCATTCGCGAGGATCAGACACTTATCCTGAGCTGCAAGGGCGACTTTGCAGACCAGATGACGAGCATCGAGTTTCCAGACCCCCCAGTCAAGC